CGCCGGTGGGCTCGCCGGTGGCCGGCGTCTGGGGCGGGGTGGGCTCGCCGGCGTCGGCGGGAACCTCGGCGAAGAGGCGCGGGTTCGTGACCTCGGCCCAGTCGGGCAGCTTGTCGCCGGCGCGGAACGTGTGCCGCACGCCGTCGTGGATCAGATGCACGACGCCGCGGGTGATGATTCGGGTGGGAGTACCCATTTCGCAGACCTCCTTGGGGTCATGGGTGAGGGGACGGGGCCGAAGCCCCGCCCCCTCATCCGGGTCAGACGGTCAGGACCGCCGTGTTGTTCGGCGCGGACAGGACGGGCAGGATGATGCCCGCCACGAGCACGTCGTACCCCTGGGGGTCTTCCGACGGCAGCGCGCCGGCGAAGAGGCCGGGAGCCTCGTTCCGGTCGATGCCGTTGTCCGAGGCCATCGCCTCCGCGGTGACGCCGATCTGCGTCGAGCCGACCTGCGAGCCCGAGGTGAAGATCACCTTGTTCTCGGCGAAGACCGGCACCTCGACGCCCTCGGTGTCGACGACCACGTCCTCGTCGACGACGAGGTTGCGGAAGCCGTAGTCGGCCAGCGTGGAGACCACGTCGCCCTGCGAGATGCGGTCCGGGAGGTCCGTGCCGCGGCGCAGAGCCGCCTTGATGAGCGAAGTGTTCCGCTGAAGCTGGCTCATCACGAGGTCGCTGATGCGGATCTCGCTGATGCGCTTGCCGAACACGGCCTTGAGCGCCTCGAGGTCGTCGAGCGGCTTCGCCGTGGCGAGCGAGCCCCACGCGATGCCGGCATCCGCCGACAGGTCGGCGTTGCGCTGGAAGTCGATCGTCAGGTCGAGGCCGCGCTCGTTGAGCGTGACCGTGCCGTCCTGGATCGCCTCGGCCGCGGCGATGATCGTGCGGAACGCGATCGCCGTCGCCAGGTTCTCGGCGTACTCGTCGAACTTCGCGCCGATCGCGTCGGTCTGGCCGTACATCTCGAGCTGCTGGGCCTCGTCGACGTAGAGCCGGATCGAGGTCGGGGGCAGCTTGCCCTGTGCGGCCTGGCCGGTGCCGACCTTGCCGACCATCGAGCGCGTGTTGAACGACCGGTACTTCGCGGCCGACGGCAGCGGAGCCGCGCCGATGACGAAGTTGTAGTCGAGCGTGAAGCTCTCGCTGGACGGGATGAGCGACGCGATCCCGAACGAGTCGAAGATCGCGTCGAACGCGCCGCGAGCGACGCCGGTGAGTTCCGCAGGAGTGCGGAAGTTCTTGGTGTACGGCATGGGGCTCAGTCCTCCTGGAAGGTGAACAGGCCGCTCGTGGGCGTCTCACGCGAGACGACACGCTGTGCGGCGATGGGCAGGTACGGCGTTGCGATGTCGCCGTGCTTGAGCACGGCGATGGTCGCGTTGGGCGAGAGGACCACGCCCGACTCGTCGTCGACGAAGCCGTCGAGAACGGAGCCCTCGGTGCCCGCGGCCGCGGCGGGGTTCCACGGGCGGTAGAGGCCCGACGGAAGCTCGGAGAGCGCGACGCCCGACGGGATGATCCCGCCGAAGACGTTGACGCCCTCGGTGAACTTGGTCGCGTCGATCTGGCCGGGACGGGCGGTGCCGTGTCCGTGCCGCGACGCACGCCAGCGCGAGTCGATCGCGCGGCCGGTCTTGGTCGTCTGGACCGTGAAATCGGTCATGGCCGATTCCCCTTTCTGGTGAGGTGGTTACTGCTTCTTGGAGAGGCGTTCCTTGGTCCGCGCCCGTGCGTCGGCGACGGAACCGCTCGAACCGGCCGGCGGTGCCGACTGGCGCTGCATGATGACGTGGAGCGGGTCGCCAGGGGCGCCCGCGCCGGCCGACGGCGCGCCGATCGACTCGGCGAACGTGCCGAGACGCGACTCGTCGAGGTCGCCCTGGTCGTTGAGGAACCGTGCGACGTCGACGAACTCGAGCGCGCCGTTGACGCGCTTGGCGGCGTCCTCGGGCGTCTCGTTCGGGCCGCGCGTCAGAGCGACGAGCGACGAGCGAACGGCGGTCCCGAGGAACTTCTGGCGGGCCACGGCCTCGCCGGCGGTGCGAGCGGCCTGCTCGGCACGCTGAGCTTCCTCCTGCGCGCGCTGCGCGTCGGTGAGGTTCTTCTGGCGCTCCTGCTCGGCCGTCGTGACGGTGGTCGAGACGGCGTCGAACTCGCCGAGCCCCTTCCACTGCGACAGCTCGCGGTCCTTGGCCTCGGAGTCCCGCTGGAACCCCTTCGACTTGTCCCGCCAGTACGCAGCCTTCTGCGCGTCGGTCATGTCGTCCGTCGCCGTGTCCTTCGGGAACCCGAACTGCGTCAGGAAGTCCTCGGGAGTGAGCGTCGAGCGGTCGACGGTGCCGCCGGTCGCGGGAGGCGCGTTGAACACGAGCCAGGGCCGACGGCAGGGCTGAAAGAGTCGCATGGGTGGATGCCTCCTGTTGTGGTGTCACCCCAGAACGAGGTGTGCCCGCGGAACGCGGAACGTGTGTGGTCAGGCCCCGTGGGCCCGTGCGCGCGCGATGAGCGCGCGGTGGTAGCCGATCGCCTTGTCGAAGTCCTCGACGCGCGTAGGCGCGCTGGACGCCGTCATGCTCACGAGGTCGCGGCCCTGCGCCCGGGCGTCCTCGAGGATCGCGATGGAGCGCTCGGACGTGACGCGCATCGCCTTCCAATTGGTCGTGTTCGCCACCTTGGTCGGTGCCTTGTACTTCCCCTGGTAGGTCGTCTTGCGCGTCGACTGCTTCGCGGCGACGTCGGCGGTCTTGAACGCGTCGCCGTCGCGGACGAGGATCGGGCCGAGCTCGCCGTTCTCGCGAACGACGACGCGCGTCCTCTGCAGGTCTTCGGCGTACATGGAGCCGGCGGCCCCGTAGATCGCGTCGAGGTCTTCGCGGTTCAGGCTGAGCCCAGGATCGTTGTCCTCGGTGATCTCGGCTGTGTCGCAGACGCACCCGTTGTGCAGCTCGAGCAGGTCGCCCTTGTGGTACTTCCGGTCGGCCGCGACGACGCACAGACCGCACGGGCCGTACTTCGACTTCTCGGGTCGGAGGATGCGCCGGTAGCCGGTGACCTTCGGCGCGGCCTGACGGACGATCGACTTCTCGTCGCGGATGGTCGCGATCGCGTCCATCTGCACGATGTTCGTCAGCCGCTCAAAGAGCACGGCTTCCGCCTGCGCCGGCGTCGCACCCTGCCTCAGCGCGTGCTCTGCCTGCCGAGCCGGCCGCTTGTAGACCTCGACGATCGGGGTTCCCGATCGCGCGTAGAGGTCTTCCATGTCGGGCAGCCGGTCCGGCAGGGCATCGAGAGCGCGAAGCTGTTCGATCATTTCGGCGCGCGCCCAGAGCCGGACCTGCGCGAGCGCGATGTCGACGTCGACGGCGGAACGTGCCGCCGCGGCGTTGACGAGGTCCGGTCGGTTCGCCGCCCACGAGAACGGAATCCAGATGCCGAGCAGGACGCGAAGCAACTGCGCGACGAGCGAGTCCTGCTTCTCCCGGTGCACGCGGATGATCGCGTCAAGCTGCGTCGGCGTCACGAGGTTCGGTCACCCCCTGAGCGCCCGCGGCCGCGAGAGCGGCCTGGAACATCTCGGTCGTGCGGTCCTGCTCGTCCTGGCGCTGCTGAGCCGGCGACATCTCGAGCACTTCGCTGTTGATGTACCGCTGGGAGGGCTTGCCGCCCATCTTCGCGACCGCCTCGGCCTTCTCCTGCAGAGTGGCCGGGCTGATCTTCCCCCAGATCACTTCGAGCTCGGTCACGTCGGCGCGGATCGCGTCGCCGTCGATCTCGAACGCCTGAGCCATGCCCTGCGTCAGCGCGACCTCGGCCTGGTCGTTCATCGCCTGCACGGCGTGGATGAGCGGTTCCCGGCTGATCTGCGAGCCCATCGCGGACTGGTTGCCCGACTCGCCGTCGAAGATGTCCTGCGGCGTGTGCGTCGCCGACATGAGCGTCTTGAGTTCGTCGCGCCGGAACGTGTAGATCGGCGTGATGTCGACGGGGTTCGACTCCCACACGTCCGCGTCCATCGGGAGCAACCAGAGCGCGGCCGGACCGGCCTTGAAGAGTTCGTTGTAGTCGATCTCTTCGCCGGCCTGCGGGTGACCCTCGGGGTAGCGCTCGGGGAGGTTCCCCTTGATGCCGCGCTGGCGGAACGCCTGCATGACGAGCAGGGTGAGCGTGATGAGCGTGATCTCGTTGATCCGGTCGACGCTGTCGAGGTGCTTCTCATAGACGCCGAACCCGTCGACCGTCTTGTTCCGCTGCAACAGCGCGTCGGCCGACGCGGTGCGGATCGGACCGCTCGCCCACTCCCATCCCTGACCGGGATGCCAGCGCGTCCCGTTCTGAGGGAGCGACGGCACCTTCGTCGGGCGGTACGCGACCCGGTAGTAGCCGGGACGGTGCAGGATGATGACCTCTGCGCCGGCGATCGCGTCGTACCCGACGGTGATGCCGGCGGCCGTGAGCCACGGGCGCATCCCGTCCGGCTCGGTGATCGTCGTCCACCCGTTGCGGACGTTCCACAGCGGACCGTCCGGGGCGGGCATCGTGAGCAGATACGCGGAACCGAAGTCGGCGGTGTCGTTGAAGAACTGACGCGACTGCACCTTCATGCGGTTCCGCTTCCAGTGCTTCCATGCCGCGAGGTCTCCCGCCTCGTCTCCCACGGCTCCCGTGCGGAACCCGATGGGACGCTGGCGGTTCGTTCGGGCGTCCCGGATCGTCTCGACGACGTGCAGCCTGGAACGCCTGAGCCACCGCATGTACGACTCCCGCGTTCCGGCGTCCCACGCGTTCTCGGGGAGCAACGCGTCACCGTCTCGGTACTGGGTCAGCTTTCCCATGCGCGGGAGGCCGGCGCCCAACTGGTTCGCGAGGCGCATGAGCCACCAGTCGTCGCTACCCGGGATACTCGTCTCAGTCAGCACAGCGTGCCTCCTATCTGGCTCGTCGGGGCACCCCGGTCGTGGTGTCCTTGAACTGCTTCTTGTAGCGAGCGCGCCCCTCGACGGCCAGGCACATGCCGACGGCGGCGTCCATCTTCTTCGCGGACCCCTTGCGGTCCTTGCCGATGACGTCGCCACCGGTGCGCTTCCACCGCTGCGCGTTGAGCACGTGGCGTCGGAGCACCTTGTGGTTGCCGTGGCGAAGCTCGCCGGTGATGATCGCCGTCTCGGCGCGCTCGATGACCTTCGCCATTTCGTTGTGGCGCGACGTCTCGAACGCGATCGGCTTGGACTCGGTCGCCTTGATGACGAGGTCGTCGCCGTACTTCCGCTCCCACGAGTCGACGTAGTCGCGCCAGTGGGGCGGGTCCGCGAGGAACGCGACCACCTTGTACTTCTTGAACGTGTCAGCGATCACGGCGTCGACCTCTTGGTGGTCGACCTGCCAGTGCTTCGCTTCCTTCGAGTCCGGGGCCTCCCAGATGCCGATGGGGAACACGTAGCCGTCGCTGATCCGGCATCCGATGAGCACGGTCGCGTCGGACGTGAGGCCACCGTCGAAGCCGAGCGCGATCTGGTCGCCGCGGCGCGGCGGCATGATGCGGAGCCGCTGGCCGGCCGCCGCGGCAGCCCTGCGAAGCTCGCCGAGCCCGATCTTGTCCCAGACCGTCGCCTTCATCCACGCGTTCTTGCCCTCGACGACGGCGTTGAAGAAGTACCGGCGTGTGTCCTGCTCGGAACGCCGCGGGTCGAAGAGGTCGAGGATGAGGTCTTCGGGGTCGTTCCACGCGATCGCGTCGCCGAACGCTTCGACGAACGCGGCCGTCAGGCGCGCGATGTACTCCTTCTCCGTCTCCAACCGGTCCCCGCGGGGCTTGGTCGGGTCCGGGACACGGATCTTCTCGAGCGATTCGACGTCGGCCCACCGGTGATCGAACAGCAGCGTCTTGTTCCGCGCCTTGCCCTCGGCGAGCATGTCGGCGAAGTAGTAGGTGTCCTCAGCGGTCGACTCCGCGCCGGGCTCGTACATCGTGGTCGTCTCGATGAACCACGTGCCCTCCTTGCGGCGCTTGGAGAGGTTTCGCGTGACGGTGTCGTACATGCCGTGCAACGTGTCGGTCGTGTACAGGTGCGTCTCGTCGAACACGGCGAACGTCTCGAGGCCGCCGTCCTTCGACGCCGAGCCAGCCGTCGACGGGATGATCGTGCCGCCCGTTGCGAGGATGATGCGCGTCTTCCCGACGTCGAGCCCGTAGCCGGTCTTCAACTGGTAGAGCGGCGCGTCCTCGGTCGACAGGTTGTAGTAGACGTTGT